AATATTAATAATGAAAATATTACAAAAATATTAGAAAATTTTAATGATACAAAGCAATGGGATAAATTATCTATGGATATTGATAGTTTATTTACAAAATTAATGGATTTTACTAAATCATATGCTATTAATTTTGATGATAATGTTATTAATGATTTAAAATTATATCTTGTAACACTTAGAAATGCTAATGGAAATTTTGATGTATCTAATTTATTAAACATTAAAAATATATCTCAAAAATGGATATCATATAAAACATCTTATCTATTATCCAAGATTATTAATCATGTTGATATTGATTATATGACAACACCTATTATGAAAAATGTTATATCAGAAAATGATAAAATGAAAATAAGTAATATTATTGATAATAATAATAAAGATTTAGTTGGATTTAATGATTCTATTACTGATAATGATACTATTAAAACTAATTTTAATAATAAATCAAAATTATTTGTAATTGATTCATATAAAATAAACTTAAATGATAATACAAAAGAAAATAAAAGCGTTGATAATATTACAAAAAATGTTTATTTATTAAATTATATTTTTATTACAATAATTTACAATATTTATACATTAATATTATCAAATGATGAAGAACTTAATATTAATTCCATTCTTGATAGAATTAATGTTTTCATTTCTTCAGAAGAAATAGATGAAAATAAAGTATCTCAATTAACACTTATTGCTAATATTATTTCCTATATTTTAAAAGAATATAGAGATGATATAAAAATTAATTTAATTGATAATGATGAGTTACAATCCAAAGTTAATAGTCTTAGAGAAGACAAAAAACAAAGACAAATTAGATATTTTGAGAATCTTACATTAGATGATGTTGATGCTCATAAATTATTAAAAGAAATAGGACATCGTATAGATATTAATGAAGATTATACAGAAGATAAAGATGTCCAAGAACTTATTGTAGAAAATCCAGATACTCAACAAGATATAATTTTTGGTGAAGAAGTTGGGGATAATGATATGTTAACTGATCCTGATTATTTAGGTGAAAATCCAGATGAAGAAGATCAAGATTATATTTAACCATAAATCATCATATTATTACCTACAATATAATCCTTATCTTCTTTATCATTATTATAAACTAAATATCTAAATTCTGGATTATTTTTTTTACTATATTTATAATTAATATTATGATAATTATTATAATTATTATTATAATCAATTTTATAACTAATATTATCAATATTATCTTGTTTCTCAATATCTAATACACAACATTTAGTACTTCCACCACTTAGTAAAAATTCTGACATATTATTCTCAAGTATACTATAATTAAAATCAACTAATTTACCCTTGAGTTCTTCGCTAAATTTATTTCCAAGAATAGTAGAAATAGTACTATTTTTATTTGCTAATGAAATAGAGTTACATGCAAAATTAATTGCATCTTCATCATTAACTTTAATACAATGCTCTTCTCCATATACATCATAAATTTTATATAAACTTTCTTTTGTAAATGCCTTTTCATATAGCATTAAATCATTATATCCAATTGGACAAAAACAAGTATCAAGATGATACCATAAGGAATCTACTAATTGCAATGAATGAATTTCTAAATCATTATCTGATAGAATATCATCAACTTCATAATGAGACTCCTTATGAGTTCTAAAACCATGACCTAACCATAAATGTTTCTTATTATGACTAAATAGACCATCACCTGCACCTTCGAAGTCATAAGTTGCTACATGTGTATTATATCCTTTGTTTGTGAAATATTTAAAATACTCAAGTGATTCTGGCATTCTTGGAACTGCATTAAATCTACTTACAATTGCTTTATTTTTAAAAACTAAACCACCGTTTGCTGCGAAAACCATATCAACTAATCCTCTTTTTGGTCTAATAAAATCCAGTTTAACATCACATTTTTCTATTTTTTCTCTTAATTGTTTCCATTGTGTTAATGCAGTTAATTTATTTACGTTTTCTTTCATTAACATATGCGAGTTAAGTTTGTAATGAATAACATCAAAATATTTTGGTCTACACATTAAAATATGCTTGAAAATCATGTTTTATAAATACTTTATACTTATATTTAAGTAAATTAAAATGAATTCATATAATTTCAATTTTTTTATTTATTCATTCTGAACTTCTCCACCTCTATCCTTTCTTAATTTATTCATTCTATCTCTCATTATAAATATCTTTTCGCTATCTGGCATCTCTGCTATTTCTACCTCTCTTGGATTATATGTCATTATATATTTGTTATTATATTTGTAATATACTAAATTATTTATATATTCATTGCTTGCTCTTAATAACATTATTTTATCTTCACTTATTATTCCAAGCACTTTACCTTCAATTAAAGATATTTTGCCATTGTTTACCAATACCTTAAAACCAATATGTTTACCATGATTCTTTGATTCTCTAAATACTACAATCTCACAATCATATACATATTCATTACTATTATTTTTATTATACAATATATAGTTTATCTTTCTTTGAACTACTATGAAATCTGTTGTTTTTATTACATCATAACCTCCAGTTATTTTTAATTTTTTATTGTTATTTAAAATATTAGTAATATATTCCTCAATTTTTGTAAAAAAATTTATATTTCTCTTTGTTAGATTTTGATAATCTATTTTTCTAAGTAATCCTTGCTCTTCTATATTACTTTCATCATCATCATCAATCGTTCTATAATTTAATATTCTATATACATAATCCTTCTCTGGTTTCTTTATCATATTTTTAAGTTCATCATTAAATACTTTATTGTCTAATTCATGAATAATTCTTTTTTTGTTTACAATTTTAATATCTGTATCAAATGATTGTATTCGTGTTTCCAATATATTTCTGTCTTCGCTAATATCTAATAAGTTTCCTGATGGAAATTTATATATTTTCTCTTCTTGTGCTGTTGTTAATTTTTCATCTGGATTTATAGGTTTATATTTTAATTTACTCTCTTTATAATCCTTGTTAGTCTCTTTATCCACTAAAACTTTTGCATGTATTCTTTCTATTTTTCCAATGTAAGTATCTAAATTTTTTAAATGATTTCTTAAATTTGTATATTCTTTCTCTTCATAATCAGTTCTATTTTTCTTATCTCTTAATGCTTTATATTCATTAAAAATATTCTCCCTTTCTCCTTTATTAATTTCTATTAGTTTCTTAATCTCTTCTGGTTTTAAATGACTAATGTCATATAAATTCTTTTCTTTCCTTTTTTCTTTATCATAAGTGAATTGTAATGAACCAAAGGTTCCTACACCTCTATCCTTTAATTCACTATTTATAAATTTTTCTTTTAATTTTTTAGATTTCTTTCTACTCTCAATTTTATCTTCTGAAAAACCTACTTCTTTTAATATTCTTTGTATTGCTAATGCTAATATAAAGATTCCTATAAACTTTACTATCATATTAAATTTATTTAAATATAATTAATATTTAAATAAAATTATAAAATTACATTTCTAAATCTATTAAAAAAATCTACTTAATCTTTTATCTTCATTATCATTCATAAATACATAATTTGGACCCTTCTTTTTATTTTTTTGTTCTTGTTTTTTACAGCAATCTATTCCATCATTTACACCACAACCATGACATCTTGGATAATTTGCCTCTGTAAAATTTTTATCATACTCTCTATAACTTAATCTTTTTATTCCAACTGGTAACTCACAGTAACCATTATTACATCCACCACGCTCATTTGTATAATTCTTATTTTTTAAATAAAATGGACATTCCGTATTAGTTACACATGGTCTATCCCAATTATAAGATGGTTTATTATTACCATTTCTATCTACTGTCCCCTCACATTCCGTTTTTGTTAATATTTTACCATCTTGATAACATCTAAATTGTGGTAAAAATTTATCATTAGGGTCCTGTTTGTCTATGTTAATTATTAATTTATTATTATCTTTTACAACCTTTCCCATAATTATTTTACCATTCATTTTAAAGTATACCATATCATTGTCTTCTAATTTATATTTTTTAATTAAATTTTTATTTAATATTATTTTGTCTAATTTCTCTGTTATCTCTCTACTATTATATACTCTTGTAGAAATTATTATTTTAAGTCTATCTTTTACATATACATACCTACTATCTATATCAGTTACATAATAAAACTTAGTTTCCTCAAAATCTCCAAAACCCTTGTGTGTATATAATTTATCTCCTTTCTTTATAGGTATTCCATTTATTAATTTTTTATTTATTTTGTAAATTACAATATTCTTTTGTCTTAATCCATCTAATTCTTTTTTGTAAGCAATAATATTTTTTTCATTAATTTTAAATTTTAATGAATTTTGTTTCTGTTTAAATCCTTCCATAACATTTTTAAATGTTGCATTTTTTTGTTTATGTAATGACCATTCTTTACTTATTTCTAAAAACTCAAGATGTTGTATATAATAATTAATTTTTACAAACTCATTATAGTAATTTAATAAGTATAAGTAATATTTATTGTATTTATTATTTTGATTTTGATTTAAACTGAATATTAAAGTATCAATCAGAATTGTATTATATATTATATTTGTGTTATCTGATGTAGATTCTTCATTATTTAATGTTATGGTTTGTATTTTCTTTTTGCTATATGGTAAATAGAATTTTAGTATATCATTATTTAATGACATTCCTGCTAAATCTCTATTATTGCTATTTATTCTAAAATCATATGGAACTAAATTTAAATCATTCTTTATTAATTCAGAATATAATGGATTTAATAATGTATCAAAATAAATAAATATATCTATACTAGGAGGATCTTCTGTAAATAATTTAGAAATTATATTATCCTTTGTTACTTGTACAAATTCATAATTACTCATATTTATATAATTTTTCTGGGATTTTAATAAAATTGTAAATAATTCTTTATCGACTTCATTAATATACCCTATCTTATTATTCTCTCTTTCATTTACTAAACTTATATCATTCTTAGATATTAATAAAATTTGTTTAGGTATATTACACATCGTAAGAACTTTATAATTTTTGTATTTTTTTAAATATGTCTGAACATCTGTATAATATAAACTTTGTTCTTTATTCTTTATTTTTTTAATATCATTTTCATTCTCAAAATATAAACCATTAATATTTAATAAATTTTTTGTATTATCTCTAATTAACTGTTTCTCATTAATGCTTTCATTTTTATAAATATTAATAATAGGTTCCTTTCTCTCTACTAAATTTAATTTTAATATTGTTTCATTTTTTAATTCCGATTGATATTTCTCTATAATCTTATCTTTTTGTTGTATAAAATATACTACAATTAATAGTAATAATAAATAAAGTAAATTCATTTTATTAATATAATTAAATATTATTATATTATAATAATAAATATGAAATATCTTCAATCTAGAATATTTTATGCTATATTTTTATATGTTTTAGTATTAACATTAGTCTTTATTAAGAAACCCTTACTCTTATTTCAACCTAATGGTGAAATTAAACCTTTTGGACTTAGCAAAGACCAATCAATTTATTCTGTTGGTGTATTATCAATTGTATTAGCAATTGTATCTTTTTATATATTCTGTATAATTGATATTATTTTCAGTTAAAAAAAATATAATTTAAATTTAAACCATATGTTAGTTATAATTAATAATTGTAGATGTACTAAAAATGAAGATTCTAAATTTAATTTAAATAATTTAGTAAAATATTTATCAGATAAAAAAATGAAACATTGTGTTGTAAAAACACATGCTCAATTTGATAAATGTATTAAAAACAATAATGTTAAAGGTTTAATATTAACTGGTTCTCCTAATTTTATTAATCAAGATAGTTTTAAAGATTTCTCTATTAATTTATACGCTATTAATCATTTCAAAGATAAAATACCAATTCTTGGTATATGTTATGGAGCACAACTAATTAATATTCTTAATGGAGGTAAAATATTCCATATGGAAAATAAAATTAAAGGTGATTATTTAGTTAATCTAGATAAAGATAATCAACTTTTTAAATCTAAAATGAAAGATTTAGAATGTGCCTTTAATTTTTATGATCAATTAAAGAGCGTACCAAAGAAATTTAAAATTATAGCAACCTTTAATCACAACAATAATAAATATATTTGTGGTTTTGCAAATGAGAATGAAAAGATTTATGGACTTCTATTTCATCCAGAAACACACAAAAAAACACATAAAATTTTAGATAATTTTATATTATTATGTAATTAATAAATTTAAAATTTTTTTTATATTTTAATTAAAATATATAAATTTAATTAAATATGGAAGAATATATAAGTAATTATAATAGTTCAGAATATAAAAATTATTTAGATAAATTACAAATATATTATGATTATAAAATTAAGATTTTAAAAAAAATAGAAAAAAATAAGGATACTGATGGTTTATCATTTAATGAAACTAATGATAAATTTACACTTAATTATAATAATATGTATTTAGAAATTACAAAACCTAAATACAAACATATTTTTGATGAAATAAATAAAATTAAGGAAAGAAAAAATGAAATTAAAATTGATTATAAGGAGTTACAATATCGTATTTTACATAATTTAAATAATGAAACTGATTATAAAAAATATCAAAAGATTGTTGATGAATTAATTAGTCTTGATAATAAGGTTAAAGAATTAACAGAATACTATATTAAAATTAATTCTGTTCAGAATAATTTAGAAATCAATAATAAAAATAATATTAATGATTTTACAAAAGAATTAGAACAACTTTTTGATAAAATTAATAGTGAATCAGATTCTATTCTTACTAGAAAATATATTAATGATTATTTAGAAATTATAAAAGAAAGAAATAATTTAAAAGATAATAAATACAAAACTATTGACTTTGCTATTACCAAATTACCAGAAATTAAAGAGAAAAATATTAAATCTGTTTCTAAAAAAGAGAAACCTGTTAAAAAACCAAAGAAAATTAAGAAAACAAATGATGAAATACAAAAGGATATTAATTCTAAATTAAAGAAAAAAATTAAGGAAAAATTAGAGAATACTTCTGATAAAAATTTAAATAAATTAGAAGAAGATATTAAAAAGAAATTATTTAAAGTATTTAGATTTAAAAATGAAGCAGAATGTAAAAGTAGATCTCACTCTGCCGATTTCTTTACAAAAAAACCAGAATTAATAGAATTAATTAAAAAATCACCGCAAATTGAAAAAAGATTACCCTCAAACTATCAAGGAATGAATAAAAATAAATTGTGTGAAGAACTTTACAAATTATGATTAAATTTGGATTATATAATATAAATTATTCCTAAAGTTTTTTTATTTCTAAATTTTTAAATTTTATAAAAGTTTTTTATTTACTACAAATACTAAAATTATTATTCCAACCATTTTAGAT